ATCTCGGGTCTTGAAATGATTCAGAACTCGGGTAAGGAAGCCATCATCGACCTGCTTGACGGTCGCATGGAGGTTGCCGAGGCGCAACTGGCGAACCGTATCAGCGGTGACCTGTACGGTGACGGCACCGGCAACGCGGGTAAGAACCTCACGGGTCTTGCTGCCGCTGTGCCTGACAGCCCGTCCACCGGCACCTACGGCGGCATCAACCGCGCAGCGTGGCCCTTCTGGCGTTCGGTTGCCTTCTCGGCGACTGGCGACGGCACGGGCGCTGTGACCAGCAGCAACATCCAAGGTTACATGGATGCGGTTGCGGTGCAGTTGATTCGCGGTACCGACAAGCCTGACCTCATCGTTGCCGACAACAACTACTACAAGTTCTACTTGCAGTCGTTGCAGGCTATCCAGCGCATCACGGACTCCGGTTCGGGCATGGCTGGTGCTGGCTTTGCCTCGCTGAAGTATTTCGGCGCTGGCATGGCTTCGGATGTGGTGCTTGACGGTGGTATCGGCTCGTCGTCGTATAACGGCGGTGTCGGTAACGCGAACCACATGTGGTTCCTCAACACCAAGTACCTGATGTTCCGACCGCACAAGGACAGAAACTTTGTCCCGATTGGCGGCGACCGTCAGGCTGTCAACCAAGACGCTAAACCTACGATTCACTAATGGCGTCTATAAACCCTCTCTGATTGACTTGGAAACCCGGAAGCGGGCAACAGGGGCCAAGCCGAAAGGCAGGCTGAACGACTAAGTGAGAGGGGACAAGCGAAAAAGGCTTGTCATGCGATAGTCTGAACTGCGGTATAACCAAAGAAGCCGCAGAGGGTGACCCGAAGAGGTTGCCCCGCCATCCGAAAGGGTGGTCAGTAGCCGAAAGGCGAAGTAACAGAATGATTGTGAAACTGATTGGCTGGGCGGGTAACCTTACCTCCTCCGGCCCGCAGTTCTGCGGCGTGTTGATTAACTGATAGGGGATACAAAAATGGCTGTTATCGTAAATGGTTTTGCGTATCCCGCCCTCGGCTCGACCGACTCAACTGCTGCCCTTAATACCGGCACGGTTGTGACGCTCGACGACGGTGGCATGGCTGTGTATGTGCAGGCGGCTTCGGCCATCTCGCAGTACAACGCCGTGGCTATCCCCAACACCAACATCGCTCTGAACGCCACCACCGCCCGTGTTGCTGACACCAAGCGTGTCGGTTTCGCGCAGGTGTCGATTGCCTCCGGCTATTACGGCTGGGTGCATTTGGGCGGCAAGGTGCGGGTGAATGTGTCGGCTTCCTGCCTCCCGGCGGTTGCCCTCTACACCACCAGCACCGAAGGGCGGTTGGACGATGCCACCGTGTCGGGCGCTCTGGTCGCTGGCGTGGTCACGGAAGTGACTGCCTCGGCTACCTCGGCTATGACGGCTGTGGCGGCGTACAGCATGGTTATTCCGGTTCCGTCGAACGCGGCCTAATCATGCAAAAACTGGAACTCACGGTGCAGGCGGCTGGCGAACCGGAGGAACTCTGTTCCAACATTCGTTCGTCGCTTGCCCGTGGGTTGCCAGAGTTGGCCCCCGCTCTCTGCACCCACGATGGAACATTCGTGTGTGTAGCGAGTGGGTGGTCAATGCCCGACTATGTAGAAGAAATCAGGGCGCACCAGAAGGCTGGTCGCCCCATCGTCGCTGTAAAGGCCGCACACGACTTCCTGTGCGAGAACGGCATCGAGCCTGACCTGTGGGTTAACCTCGACCCGCGTGACCGCACAAGCGGTATACAGCGCCATAACGCGCACACCACCTATCTCGTTGCCTCCCGCTGCCCTCCCGCCACCTTTGACACGCTGAAAGAGCGCAAAGTTGTGCTGTGGCACTCATGGACGGAAGGCCCGGAGTACAAGGCGCTTGGCGCAGGCAAACTTGCAGTCGGCGGCGGTACGACCTCGGGTATGCGTGCCATCAACATCGGGTACCTTTTCGGGTTCCGAAAGTTTGTGTTGTACGGTTACGACAGTTGCAACCGTGTTGATGGCATCAAGCGGTTTACGGGCGAGATGACCGGCCCGACGATGGATGTGTATGTAGGCGTTGAGAAACGCAAGTTCACCTGCAATGCTGCGATGGCGCAGCAGGCTAACGAATTCCAGATGATTTACAGCGTGATGCCTGACATCACCGTGGAGGCGGTCGGCCCCGGTCTTATCGCCGCCATCATCAAGGAGCGCCACGCGCTCGACATGGTGGCGTAATGGCCCTCCCATCACGAGTTTTAGGAGCCGGTGTTAACAGCCTTGCCACCATCTCCATCTGCGGTGACGGTGCAAGCGGCATCACAGCGGCGGGAACCTCTGTCGGTGATGCTACCAACCTTGTTGCAATTTTTAACGCAATCGGTACCGTTGCGCCTTCTTCTGGCGTAAAATTGATGAAGTGCGAAATGGGCGCAGTTGTTTTCATTACCAATTCTGGCGCACACACTTTAACAGTTTATCCTTTTGATTCAGATGCAATAAACAACACAACATCTGCATCAATAGCGCAAAATCATTCAAGCATTTTTTTTGCTGTATCTAATACAGATTGGTACAGCATCAATGGTCAGCGTAATTAATCCCCACAGGAGTAAACGACGATGCCTTTAGACAGCGACATCTACAACGCCGATGAGCAACTTCAGGTTGAGTTCTACATTGCAAAGGATGTAGACCCGAAGTGGGACGGCAAGCCGTTCGTTCGCATCAACATCCCCGGCGACAAGACGACCATCATCGAGCAGCCGATGACGGAAGACCACAAGAAACGGTTTCCGCGTCAGTATCTGTACTTCCAGATGAAGCAGAACGAGCAAGACGCACCCGCAGTTGGAACCTCGCTCGACATCTGGTTTGCTGAAGGCAACGGCGACATCACCCGTGGACATATCGAGGAACTTCGCATCCTCAAGTTCCAGACCGTAGAGCAGATTGCAGCCGCATCCGACGCGCAATTGCAGCGCATCGGCATGGGCGGCCCCGGTCTGCGTGAAAAGGCAAAGGCGTTCCTTAATCGGCGCAATCGCTCCGAGACAGAGAACCAGTTGGACGAAACCAAAAAGCAATTGGCTGAACTTCAGGCGCAGATGGCTTCGCTTTTAGCGCGTAAGCCTGCTGGTCGCCCGAAGAAGGAAGCCATCGTGGAGAGTTAACGCATGGGTACTACAACTATGTTGGCGCTGGTTCAGCAGGTGACGGCTGAACTTGGCTTGCCCATCCCCTCAACGGTGGCGGGTAATCCCAACCAAGATGTAGTGCAAATCCTCGCGTTGATGAACGCCTCGGGGTATGAGTTGATGCGCCGCGCTGATTGGCGCGAACTCACCAAACAGCACACCTTTTACACCGAGGCGATTTCCACGACCGGCACATGGTCTACTTCGTCGTACACCATCACCGGCATCCCCTCGACTGCCGCGCTCGACACGACCTATCAGGTGCAGGGCGTTGGCATCCCCAACGCCACCTATGTCACGGGCGTGCCGTCTGCGACCACGGTTACGCTCAACTACGAGCCGACCGAGGCGCAGGTAGACGGTGGCCTGACCTTCCAGAAGGTTAAGTACGGGCTTCCCGCTGACTACTACAGCAGCGTCAACCGCACCCATTGGGACAAGAGCAAGCGTTGGGAAATGCTTGGCCCCGAGTCGCCGCAGCAATGGGAATGGCTGCTGTCGGGCTATATCAGCACTGGCCCGCGCATCCGTTGGCGTTTGCTCGGTAAATACTTCCAGATTTGGCCCGGAGTCAATGCGGGCGAACTGCTTGGCTTTGAGTATCGCAGCGCAGCGTGGGCGATCAGCGCAGCGGGTGTTTACAAGAATTCGTTTACCGCTGACGACGATACTTGTATCTATCCCGACCGCCTCATGGTGTTATCCACCAAACTTAAATACTTTGAGGCCAAGGGCTTTGACACGACCGCCATCTACCGCGACTACCTCATGGAATTGGAGACGGCAGTTGCACAAGATACGGGCGGTGCCAACCTCTCGTTCGCCCCGCGTCCGGGTACGGTGTTGATCGGTTACGACAACATCCCCGATAGCGGTTACGGGTACGACAACTAATGGTCGCCCTCCGTCGCCGTCAGTTTGTTCAACAAGCGCGGGCTAACGTCGCCTCGCTCCCTGCCCCCGTGGGCGGGTGGAACGCACGCGACTCGCTGGCAAACATGGCCCCAACGGATGCTGTGCAGTTGGAGAACTTCTTTCCGGGCGTATCCAACGTCAACTTGCGTGGCGGCTATATCAAGCACGCGACTGGTTTGCCAGATGACGTAGAAACGCTGATGACCTACAGCGGCGGTACGTCAGACAAGATGTTTGCCGTGTCCGATGGCAAGATTTATGACGTTACCTCGGCTGGTGCTGTGGGTGCCGCTGTCGTGTCGGGCCTTTCCAACAGCCGGTGGGAATACACCAACGTCACAACCTCTGGCGGCAATTACATCTATGCGGCAAACGGCGCAGACAAACCGCTGCTCTACAACGGCACAACGTGGACGGCTATTGACGGCGCATCTAGCCCTGCCATTACAGGGGTGACAACGACAAATCTCAAACAGCCGACGTTGTTCAAAACGCGGATGTGGTTTATTGAGAAAAACACGCTCAAGGCGTGGTACTTGCCGACTGCCTCGGTAGGTGGCGCGGCAAACGTGCTTGACCTTTCTGCTATTGCCCGATTGGGCGGCACATTGGTCAGCATGGCCTCATGGACAATCGACGCGGGTTATGGCGTAGACGACAACCTTGTGTTTGTCACCGACAAGGGCGAGGTCATTGTCTATCGCGGAACCGACCCCTCCAATGCGTCCACATGGGCATTGATTGGCGTGTGGATCATCGGTTCGCCCATTAGTGAGCGGTGTTTGCTCAAGTACGGCGGCGACCTCCTTGTGCTGACGCTAGACGGGCTGATTCCGATGGCCTCGGCCCTCCAGTCCTCGCGCCTCGACCCAAACATCGCGCTGTCGGACAAAATACAGGGTGCGTTTGCAGCGGCAGCAGCAACGTATGGCAGCAATTTCGGCTGGTGTTTGCTCTACAACCCGAAAAACAACGCGCTGATCGTCAACGTGCCGGTGTCAGATTCGGCACAAGAACAGTTTGTGATGAACAACATCACGAAAGCGTGGTGCAAGTTTACGGGCTGGAAAGCGTTTCACTTCACGCTGCTTGAAGATACGCCCTATTTTGGTGCGGCAGGGTACGTTGCAAAAGCATGGACGCAAGGTTCAACGGGGTTTGTTGACGATACGAGCAACATCCAAGGCCGTGCGTTACAAGCCTTCAACTACTTTGAAACGCGGGGTGTAAAGAAGATCTTTACCCGCGCCCGACCGTCTATTTTTAGCAACGGCACTCCAGCGATTTCGGTGGGTGTCAACGTAGATTTCAGCATTTTTGACAACATTGCCCCGCTGTCCTTTACCCCTCCCGTTGTGGGGTTATGGGACTCTGGGCTATGGGATACGGCAATTTGGGGTTCTGACCTTGAGATTCAGAACAACTGGCAGGGTATTACAGGCGTTGGCTTCTGTGCGGCGGTACAACTCGTCAGCACGAGCAACAAACTCAACATCCAATGGGCATCAACTGACGTAGTGTTTCAACTCGGATGGGCTGGCATATAACAAGCGGCCCCGCTGTGGGCGAATGGGTCTGCGAACAGACGGGCGGCGGGTATCACGCCGAACGCTCCAATGCCATTGGGCTGCGTAAGGGGGATCAGATCGTTTGTGGGGTGGTTTACGAGAACTGGAATGGCCGATCCATCGTCTGCCATATCGCTTTCCAAGACCGCCTCACCCCGGCCTATTTGGCCGCTGTTTTTGACTATCCTTTTAACGTCTGTGGGGTTGAGAAGATTATTGCCCCTATAGGCAGCAAAAACGTGAAAGCGTTAAAACTTGTAAGTAAGATGGGTTTCACCGAGGAAGCGCGAATTAAGAACGCCGACACCGACGGTGATATTGTTTTCCTAACCATGACACGCGATGCGTGTCGCTTTTTAGGACACCGTTATGGGCAAAAGATCACCGGCACCGCCACCGGCACCTGATTACGCCGCCGCTGCACAACAGCAGGGGCAGGCCAACCTTGAGGCTGCGCGTTTAACTGCGCGAATCTCTAACCCCAATGTCAGCACGCCCCTTGGCGGGCAACGCGTGACATTTGGTCGCCAGTCCTTTGACCAAGCCGCCTATGACAAGGCGATGGCCGATTACAACAAACAGATGGAGGCGTACAACGCCGCCAAAGCGAGCGGGCAACAGTACACCCCGCCAAGTGCCGATTACGATTTTGGATCGTATGACCCGGAAACTGGCTCGTTTCGGCCCGGTCGCGGCATGGTTCAGCAAGGCCAGTTTGATGCATCAGGAATGCCGGTCGCTCCGACCAGAGAACGATTTACAACGACTATTGACCCCGACACGCCGTTTATTGAGCAGTACCTAACCCCCGAGGCACAGGCGACCCTAGAGGCGCAGCAGCGCGTTGAGCGGGCATTGTCGGGCCTTGGCGAACAGGCGATTGGGCGTGTTAGCGACATTTACCGCACCCCGTTTACGCCGCAAGGGCTGCCGCAACAACGGTTTGGGTTTGACTACGGCCAACTGCCGACCGCCCCCGATCTTGCGAGCATGGGTCAGTTTCAGCGCGGGTTTACCGCCGAAGCCCTGCCGACCGGGCCGGACATTACGGCAATGGGACAGGCGGGCGGTGGCCCTGCCGCCCCCGGTGAGATTGTTGGGGCTAACCTCGGCGGCGTCCAAGGGGTGTCGTACGGGCCGCAGGAGGGCCAGTACGGATTTGCCCGTGGGTTTGTCCCGACCGAGCGACTTCAACAAGGCGTAGACGTTAGCGGTCTTGCCCAGATGCCGGTTAGCGCAGGAATGACGGGCCAACAGGCTATTCTTTCTCGCCTAACCCCGCAGTTGCAGCGTGAACGCGCTGCCCTTGAAAACCAACTGCGTAACCAAGGGCTAGTTCCGGGCGGCGAGGCGTACAACCGCGAAATTGAACTCTTTAACCAACGCGCTAACGACCTTCTCCAACAGAGTGCGCTACAGGGCATTGGGCTTGACGCACAGATGCGGGCGCAAGGGTTTAGCGAACGGCAAATCCAAGCGGAAATGGCAAACCAAGCGCGACAGGCGCAGTTTGGCATGGGCGTGCAACAGGCTGGCCTCTATAACCAAGCCTTGCAGCAGAACCTTGCACAAGGCATGGGCATAGCCGAGGCGCGTAACCGCGCACAGGCGCAGGACTTCCAGCAGCGTCTCGCGGCGGGTCAGTTTGGGCGCGAGGGTCAGCAGTTAGCCTTCCAGATGGGTCAATCGGCCCAAGAAGCGCAGAACCGTGCGTTGGCACAGAACCAAGCCGCAGCGATGCAGCAGTACCAAGCCCAACTGGCGCGACAAGCGCAGGGCTTTGGGCAGCAGATGGACTTGGCGGGCCTTTACAACGCTTCCCTTGCCGCACAGCAGCAGTCGGCCCTGCAACAAGCGCAAGCCGCCGCTGCCCTGCAAGCGCAGGGCTTTAACCAAGCCCAAGCCGCTGCCGCGTTCCAAAACGCACAGCGTCAAGCCGCGCTGCAAGAGCAGTTGGCCCTACGCTCGCAACCACTCAACGAGATCGCTGCGATTATGGGCGGCGCACAGGTGCAGATGCCGCAGTTCCAAGCCTACCAAGGCGCGGATGTGGCGGCGGCCCCGATCTTTGGCGCACAACAAGCGGCTGGCAACTTTGCACAGCAAAATTACGCGCAACAAGTCGCCGCTTACAACGCCAAAATGGGTTTGTACGGCGATGTGGCAAAAGCCGCCGGAACTGCTGCGGCTTCAGACCGCCGTTTAAAGTCCAACGTGGTGCGCGTCGGCACCCACCCGCTCGGCATCGGCATCTACGAATACGACATATTCGGAGAGCGTCAACGCGGCGTTATGGCTGATGAAGTAGAAGCCGTGAAGCCTGAAGCAGTTACAACCCATCCGACCGAAGGGTACAAGATGGTTTACTACGGGATGCTGTCATGAGAACACCTTACCAATCGTTTAACGCTCCGATGACCCAAAACGGCGGTCGCGGTCAACGTCTTGCTCGGATGCTGCAAATGCAGGGGCAGGGCCAGATGGTCAGCAACAACGCCAGCGCACAGACGGATATGCAGTACAGTCCGCCGCAGAACGCTGCCGACATCAACCCGGCACCCAAGCAGTTCGGTCGGTTGTACCCGCGCAAACCGAAGTCCCCCGGCATGGTAAACCCGCAGGGTGGCCCAGATAGAGGCTCGTTTGAAAATGTCTAACGGAGTCCGTTATACCCCGACGTTTGCGCTGCCGTCTGAATACGAGCAGGCCGCAGCAGAAGCCCGCCGTCGTCGTCGCATGGCAGAGATGCTTGCTCAACAGGCATATCAGCCGCAGGACGTTGGCGTTGCGCCGATCCCGAAGGCTGCGCCGCTGGTGCAGGGACTACAGGCATTTCTTTCGGAACGGCAAGCGCGTAAAGCCGAGGAAGCCGAGGAGAAGGCTCGCAAAGCAGACATTGAATCGGCAATCCGCGAAATGCAACGGATCAATGCGCCGACCCAAGGCGTTGCGTTTGAAGATATGATGTCAATGCGCCCCGAGGATCAAGAGCGCATTAAGGGCGTGACGGGACAAGTCCCGGTTACTGGCCCCGAGTTCAACATCAGCCCAACCGGCGAAGTCAGCGGATTCCAGCCGATGCAGTTGGGCGAAGTCCCCGACTTGCAATTTGCGTTGCCGCAGATGTCGCCAGAACAGAAACGAATTGCTTACGCGCAAATGCTTGGCGGCGGCCCGGTCAGTCAAATGTTGGGGACGCAAGGAATTTCCGCGCTTGAAAAAGAGCGCGGCGAATTGCCGTACAGCAAAATTAATGTGCTTGATGCTGACCCCGATAGCATTGAGGAATTTGAACGAAGTGGGCGCACGGATTACACCGTATTGCGTAAACGCGGCGATCCGGCCAAACCTTTGTTAACTCCAGATCAGTTAGCAAAGTTGAGGCTGGACGTTGCTGAAGCGGGCGTAACTCGCGCCAACGTGTTGAGCAACTTGCCCGCCGACTTCCAATCAACGGTGCCTAGCATCCCGTCGATAGATCAGTTGTTGGCTCCGTCGCAGTTTACTGGAGGTGCAGACCTTGAAACTGGTGAATTCGCGCCAAGACGCGGGTTGCAATTCCGAGGTGAGGCCCGTACCGCAACGGGAGAGCCGGTTTCGCAAACTGCAAAACCTGTTATTGAACGAGTTTCGCCAAAAGAATACGGTACGTTAGTCGCCAAACAGCCGGTTGACAAAAAAGCAACACAAGCAGCGTTGGGGCAAATTTCGATGATGAGGAATTTTATCAACGATTTGCAACAACACGGCGGCACGGATTACATCTTTGGGCCAGTTGCATCCGCTACGCCAGACATTCGCGGATCGGCTACGTCTGCGCGGTCGTTGTTTGACACTTTGCGGGAGCGGTCAAGCGTTGAAGCATTGAAGCAAAGCCGCGCTGAAGGATTTGCCCCCGGTAGCATTACCGAACAAGAATGGCCGCGTTTTGAAACGGCTATTGGCGCAATCCGAGGCGCAAAAGACCCTCGCGCTATGAGAGTTGCTTTGCAAAACGCTGATTCTCAACTTAAAGAGTTAGAGCGAAGCATTTTAGGCAACTACAGCGGAACCTATGGATCAAGGTTCCCGCTTGAATGGTCTCCAGCCCCGTACAAACCGGAAAGTTCGTTGTACCCGCGCCCAGAGGTTGCTGCGGAAGATAAGGCGGTGTTTGACCGTGCAGATCAAATTATCCGGCAGATGCAGCAGCGGAGACGGTAAACATGGCAAACCAGTCATTGTTAGAACCAGCACCGCTTATTGAAAAGCGACAGTCCCGGCGGTATGCCGAATGGATGGTTGAAAACCAAAATCTCATGGATACACCCGAGTACAAGGATGTTGCTCGGGCATATGAAAAGGCTCGTCGTGAGGAAGAAAGCCTCACAAGCATGGAGGCGTTGCAAGAAGGCATCGCTAACCTTCCTTCTAGCACGTTAAAGTTAGGCAAAGAGTTTGTTACCGGCGCGGCTGATGCGTTGAGTTACCCGTTCCGTGAGCCAAAAGAATTTGGCAAAACAGTCATCGGGTTCGGCAAAACGGCATTTCCAAGCGTTAGCGGACGAGAGGAAGAATCCCCGTTGACTCGCCCTGCTGCGGGCCTTGTGGGCCATTACCGAGGCTACCTTGACCCCGACGTTTTGAAGCGACGTTTTGCAGACGACCCTGCACAAACGCTTTCTGACATATCGTTGTTTGGATATGGCGCAGGACGGGCGTTAAAAGCGGTTCCTACGGCTCCTACGGAGTACGTTGGTGGAAAACTTGCAGCCGCATCAGAGGCAGTTGATCCGCTTACGGTGGCAACAAAAACAGTTGCATATCCGTTTCAACAAATTGGTGAAGTTCCGCTCCCCGGCATCCCGTCGGTTGACGAGTTAAAAGCGCAATCTCGGGCGGCTTACAAAAAAGCGACTGATGCCGGTGTGTTTTTTGACGCAAAACAATTTGACAATTTTGTAGACGAGTTGCGAACCAATCTGCGCGACAAGCAAGGCCAGCGCGTTGACATCCTTCCAGAACTGCATCCAAAGTCAAATGCGGTATTAGCGGCTTTTGAAAGATACAAAGGCAGCAACAAGACGCTTGATGACATGGACGCATTGCGTCAAGTAGCGCGTGACGCGGCATCTAGCATAGACCCGGCAGATCGTCGGGTCGGCATGATTTTGCGTAACAAAATTGACGAGTTTGTGGAAAACGTCCCGGCTGGTGACAAAGCGGGCGTAGAAGCATTGAAAGAAGCACGCGGCTATTGGTCACGCGCACGCAAAGGCGATGTGATTGATGATTTAATTTTCAATGCGCGGCTTGATTCGGCGGGTACGTTTACTGGCGCGGGTGTTGAGAACGCCATGCGCCGAGAGTTTAAAAGGTTGGCCAAAAGCGATGATTTCCGACTGTTTAACAAAGACGAACAACGCGCAATCTTGGCGGTTGTAGAAGGTGGCCCTATTTCAAATGCCATGAGGCTTGTCGGAAAATTTGCACCGACAGGGGTGGTTTCGGGAACGCTTGGCCCTGCTTTGGGTTCTATGGTCGGTTTTGGTGCTGCGGGGCCAATAGGTTTAACGGGTGCTGCGGTAATCCCGGCAGTAGGCGCAGTTGGTCGTGTTGCCGCCACTCGCGCAACTGAAAGTGCAGCCGCTAAAGCCTCTGCCAAAATGCGGGCTGGAGCGGCTCCTGCAAATGTGAGGGAAAAGTTGGCGCAGTTGTTGTCGCAATATGGCGACCAATTGGCTACCGTTCCCGGCATGGGTTTTGCGGTAGACATGGCGCGGCGTAGCAAAGGTAAAGTCAACCCCTATCTGACGCGACAGTTGATCGCGCAGTTGGAAAACATTGAGCGTTTGTCCCAACAGCGGCAAGCGTTGGAACAAACTGAAGAATAGGAGCAAAATCAATGAGTTACAACGGAAGCGGCACTTTCGTGATAAACACCGCCGGTCAGCCGGTGGTTTCCGGCACGGTCATCTCCAGCACCGCGTTTAACGCGCTGACTGCGGATTTGGCTACGGGCCTCTCCACGGCCATCACCAAGGACGGCCAGACCACGCCCACGGCTAACATCCCGATGGGCAACAACAAGATCACGGGCCTTGCTGTAGGCACGGCGGCGACTGACGCGGCGAACTTGAGCCAAGTGCAGTCCACCACCGCCAAACTGGTTAACAGCGTCTCGGGTGCTGACACTATCACCGGCACGATGTCGCCCACCCTCGGCGCATACGCGACGGGCCAGATGTTCTACTTCATCGCAGCCGGTGACAACACCGGGGCGGTTACGTTGAACATCGACTCCCTCGGCGCGAAGGCTGTGACCCGCGATGGCTCGGTTGCCCTTGCCGCATCTGACATCAAGAGCGGCGAGGTAGTGGTCGTTGTGTACGACGGCACCCGTTTCCAAGTGGTATCGCAACTGAACAGCGCGGGCGATGCGCGGTTTGCCAACGTCTCCATTACCTCTGCCCTCAACGTGGGTGGTGTATCTACGTTAACGGGAGCGGTCAACATTGCTGGCGCGGTTTCCATTGCATCGTCAATGTCGGTTGTAGGCGTATTTACCGCAACCGGCAGTTCCACCCTCAACGGCGGCGTAGTCATTAACGAACCGGGCGCAGATGCCGACACCCGCATCGAAGGCGACACCGACGCGAATTTGTTTTTTGCGGATGCGTCGACGGATCGGATTGGTATTGGTACGTCAAGTCCTTCAAATAAACTGACAGTTAGCGGAAACGCAGATGTTACCGGCAACCTCGGCATCAACACAACGAGTCCGGCAGCAAGGTTGGAAGTTAACGGAGCGATACGGTCTAACACCAACATCACCGGCCCTCTTGGTTATTTCTTTACTTCTGCGACCAATCCCGCATCTACTGGAGCATCTGGCAACGGATTAAATCTTGGCTACGACGCAAATGGAGAAGTTTGCTGGATTCAGAGCAATAGAAATAGCGTCAGCGAAACAAGGCAATTGCTGCTGAATCCAAACGGTGGCAACGTCGGCATCGGCACGACGGGAACCGGCGCACGGCTTGACGTTAGAGACACAGCGTCAACGACCGGATCAATCTTAAATCTTTCTAACACCAGTTCAGCCGCCGCCGGAAACATCGTCCCGATCCGATTCTTCACCGGCAATACCTTTGGCGGCTTGGAGCAATGCGCTGCTATTTGGGGAATTAACCCAAACGCTGGAACCAACAACGGCGGCGCTTTGGTGTTTGCTACGTCTGCGAATGGTACGGCGACGACTCCTTCCGAGCGTGCGCGCATCGCGTCAGACGGGCAATTTCAAGTTTCAAGTAGTTTGGCTGGTAGCAATCTTTTAAGTTTTACTAATTCATCTACAACTGGATACGGTATTTCCATGGCTGTCAATAACGACAGTTCTGGAACATATCGTTATTTTGAAGGATTTTCTCAATCAGCATCCGCGCAACGCATTGCTATTTACACCAACGGTGACGTTAAAAATACAAACGGCGTATTTGCGGCGTTTTCTGATGTCAAACTGAAGAAGGACATCGTTGATGCCGGGTCGCAATGGAATGACATCAAAGCGCTTCGTGTTCGCAAGTACAAACTGAAAAATGACGCGGAAGGCGCTGTTCAAATTGGATTGATCGCGCAAGAGGTTGAGCAGGTTTCTCCGGGGCTCGTCAACGAGTCTCAAGATGAAACACGCGATGAGGATGGCAAGATTGTTCTGACCGGGGAGGTCACGAAGGGTGTGAAATATTCCATCCTGTATATGAAAGCCGTTAAAGCCCTGCAAGAAGCCATGTCGCGTATTGAATCGCTTGAAGCCAAAGTCGCCGCATTGGAGGCCAAGTAATGTCCGACGTTGAACTGAAGGTCAGCCTAGAAGAAGCCGTCGGCATCGTGAATCTGCTCGGGTCATTGCCGACCGCGCAGGGGGCGTATCCGCTGTTCCAAAAACTCAAGGCACAGGTGGAGCCGATGTTGCCCAAACCAGAGGAAGTTAAGCAATGAGTACGATTACTTGGAACGTGAGCCAGTTGGATTGCCTCCCGCAAGCCCCAGAAGGCGCGGATTACGTTGTAACGGCCCATTGGCAATGCAACGGCGTAGACGGCGACTATAGCGGCAGCGTGTACAGCACCTGTTCGTTTCCGGTTGTGCAGGGCGAGTCATTTGTCCCCTACGCTGACTTGACGCTAGATACGGTTCTCGGCTGGATTTGGGCTAACGGCGTGGACAAGGCTGCTACGGAGGCTGCGGTAGAGCAGCAGATTCAGAACCAGATCAACCCGCCGATTGTGTCGCCGCCTTTGCCTTGGGTTGCGTAATGACCGCGCAACTCGTCTTTCTGCTGATCTTTGTGGTGCTTCAGGTGCTAGACATCTGGACAACGCTCACGGCATTGAAGCAGGGCGGCAGGGAGATGAACCCGGTGCTGGCGTGGCTGTTTAAGCATTTCCCGCCCTTATGGACAATGGTTGTCGTTAAGGCGTTTGGGGTTGCTGCGCTGATTTGGGCGGGATCGGTGTACGTTACCAGCGCGGCTTGTGCGTTGTACGCATGGGTCGTCATTAACAACTGGAAAGTCATCAAGGGCTGACATGGACATTCAAGTATTGTTTAACATCATCGTCGGGGTTGCCGGTTTGTTTGGTGGGTGGATTCTTAACAGCATTAGCCAAACCTTGCGGATGTTGGACAATGACGTTCGACAAATGCCGCATACTTACGTCACGCAGAACGCCTACCAGCGCGACATCGACGAGGTAAAGTCTATGCTGCGGCTTATCTTTGACCGTTTAGAGGACAAGGCAGACAAATGAGCGACGACATCGAACTGCTAAAGGTACAGATCAAGGCCGAACTGCAACGGCTTGAAGCCAACTCGTCTGCCAAAGACGTAGCCGGTAAGGCTATCGGCAAACACGGCCTTGCGTATATCACAACCATTGTGGTCATTGGCGTGTTGTCTAGCCTTGCGCTGGATGCCGACAAGATCGCTGCTGTGATGGGATTACTTGGTGCCTCGCTAACGGCCCTAATCTCCATGCTTGCCAATATCGCAGGGGCAACGGAGAAGGAAGAAAAGCCCGAGTTTGAGGTCATCAAGAGCCTTGTCTCTAAACTTGACAAGTTAGACCGCAAGGAACAGCCCATGCGTGTAGACGTAGAGGGCGACCATGTAACCGTAACGAAGGGCGATGACGTTGTGAGGGCTTCCAAATGATGACCATGATTAGCACGTTTCTGTCGTTCCTTGCGGGTGGCCTTCCCAAGATTCTCGGGATGTTTCAAGACCGGCAGGACAAGAAGCACGAACTAGCCCTCGTTGCTGCACAGAAAGAGCGTGAACTTGCTCTCGCTGAACGTGGTTTTATCGCTCAAGCCAAGGTTGAGGAAATCAAACTTGAGCAAGTACAGACCGAAACGGCTGGCGAGGAACGTCAAGCCCTGTACGCGCACGACATGGAGATTGGCAAGGGTGCCTCCCAATGGATGATTAACCTTCGCGCCTCGGTACGCCCTGTTGTGACGTACATTTTTGTGCTGGAGTTAGTAGCGATCAACATTGCCGGGGTGTGGTACGCCTATACCACGGGCATCCCGTTCGCCGTAGCAATGGAAAACGTATTTAGCGATGACGAGATGTTAATTCTCTCCAGCATCATTGCATTTTGGTTTGGTACGCAAGCATTTAAGAAATGAAGGTCAGCCATCGTTTAACGGAACTCGTTAAACACCATGAGGGGGTACGGACAAAGCCTTATCGTTGTCCTGCCCTCTTGTGGACAGTTGGCGTGGGTCACGTTATAGACCCTAACCACATCAAGGTGCCGTTTGAGCAGCGCAAAAGTCTACCGATACCCGACGG